TTAGAAATGCACTTCCTCCTAGCGTAAAAGTATTTTATAACCCAGAGTTTATTGCGCAGGGATCAATTGTTAAGAATTTACGTGAAGCAGATATGGTTCTTCTTGGACATGATGCTGAGCCATTTGCGTCTAATGAGCAGGTTATTGATGATATAAAATCTCTTTATAAAAAGATTCAATCTACTAGAGCTATTGTATGTCAGATGAGTTTAACAGCAGCAGAGATTACTAAGATTGCTGTGAATTGTTATCTGACTACTAAGATAAGTTATGCTAACATGCTTGGTGATACTTTAAATCGTGCTGGGTGTGGAGATGAAGTCTCTAGTGTGTTGAATGCTATTGGAATTGATAGTAGGATTGGTAGAAAGTTTCTTAACTGGGGTGTAGGATATGGTGGTCCTTGTCTTCCCAGAGACAACAGAGCATTTGCTGCCTTTGCTGAGAAGTTGGGGATGGAATATAATTTAGGATGGTGTACTGATGGTATTAATAATGAGCATGCTGAATTCCTTGCTGATTATTGGTTGGATATGAACCATAGTAACTCACCTTTCTACTTTGATTACATCTCTTATAAGTATGGAACAGATATTGTAGAAGAGAGTCAACAGTTACGTCTTTGTACTGATCTATTAGAGAAAGGAGCAAAGGTTTATATTCGTAATGATAGACGTTTAGATGAGAAAGTATATACAGATTTGATTTCTAAGTATGGTCATGATAATGTTAAGATTGTAGACGGTAAAGAGTACGTTAAAGAAGACATTTTTATTGTGAACTTATGATTGGATATGATAGACTCGGAACTAATGGTCGTTTAGGCAACCAGATGTTCCAGTATGCATCTCTTAGAGGGATTGCTGCTAATAATAACTTGGAGTTCTGTATTCCACCAGAGGATACTCCTAACTATGCTAACTATGGATTGTTTGAATGTTTTAAACTATCTAATGTAAAGCATACTGGTTTGATAGGACAAGCACCTACCGGATTTGCTCCTACACCAGGGAGTCTAGATGAACCTGGGTTTGAATTTGATGAGGGGTTGTTTAATAACTGTCCTGATAATGTAAACATAGATGGGTATCGTCAGACAGAGAAGTACTTTAAACATATTGAAGAGTCTATCCGTGAGGACTATCAGTTTAAGGATGAAATCTATGCTCCGTGTAAGGAATATATGAAGCAGTTTAATGGAGAGATTGCTTTACTTCATATCCGTAGAGGAGATAATATAGGTCGTCCTGATTGGTATCCTATCCCTGTAGTTGAGCACTATGAGTATCTTTTAGATAAGTACTTTGCTGACAAACCTATTCTAATTTGTTCTGATGACCTAGACTGGGTAAAGGAACAAGAACTCTTTAAGGATGATAGGTTCCATCTATCAGAGACAAGGGTATATTATCCTGACCAAGTATTGAATGGTAAAGGAGATATGGAAACATCGTTGGTTCCATACTATGATTTGTGTATGATGACCTTATGTAATGGTGGTATTATTGCTAACAGTTCTTTATCTTGGTGGGGTGCATGGCTCCAGAAGAATAGAACTAATCCAGTCATAGCACAGGACCCTTGGTTCGGTGAGAAGTTATCCTTTAATAACTTGAAGGACCTTATCCCTGAAGAGTGGACAGTTGAGAAGATTCCTGAGGATAGAATACACCCATAATGGATTTAACTTTTATTATTCCAACTAGGATTGAGACAGAGGATAGGTTACGGAATATTATATCTTCTGTTTCTTATCTGCTTAAACATCTTGATGCAAAGGTTATAGTAAAGGAAGTATCTCCTCATAATACCTTTAAGCATAGGGCAATACCAGAGATTAAAAAGTATGTTGATACTTCTAATCTTACATCTCTCTATGAGGAATCCCAGGAACCTCTCTTCTGTAAGAGTAAGGTACTAAATGATTTGATTGTGGCAGCAGACACAAAGTGTGTTGCTAATTATGATGCTGATTGTATTCTTCCACTAACCTCATACCATCAAGCATATGAGTTACTGGAGAGTGGAGATGCTGATGTAGTATATCCTTATGGGTGTGGCATCTATCAGTGGAAAGCAGCATATAATATGGACATTTATAATCAGTTTGTTCATACTTTAAGTACTGATGTACTAGATAAGCATAAGACTATATCTAATTCTACAATTGGGTGGACTCAGTTTATCAATCGTCAGCATTATATTGATTGCTATATGATGAATGAGAACTTTGTATCATGGGGATGTGAGGATGATGAATTCTATTTCCGTATGAGTACATTAGGTAGTCGTATGGGAAGGATACATGATTATGTGTATCATCTAGAGCATGCCCGGACACAGAACTCTTGGTTCAGTAGTCCCAAGTTTAATGATAACTATCAGCTTTGGAATACTATTAAAACATTTGACAAGGAGAGGTTAGTACAGTATTATGAAAGTCAGGACTACATACAAAGAAGAAGAAAAGAAGTATGCTAGGATTTAATGCTCTTGGAAGACAGGGACGTTTGTGTAATCAGATGTTCCAGTATGCCGCAGTTAAAGGTATATCAAAGAAGATAGGTACAGATTTTTGTATTCCTAACCACACTCAAGCAGTGGATGATGGTATAGGAAACATGCTCAGGACTGAGTTGTTTGATTCATTTGATTTAGAATGCCAGGTTGGTCTTTTAAATAATGGACATGCACCTGTAGTTCAAGAAAGGTTCTTCCATTTTGATGAGGAGTTCTTTAATCTTTGTCCAGACCATGTAAGTCTGCAAGGATATTTTCAGACAGAGAAATACTTTAAGCATATTGAAGATGAGATACGTCAGGACTTTACTTTTAAAGATGAGATTCTGAAACCTTGTAAGGAGATGGTAGAGGGTGTAGAGAAACCAATTGCTTTACATGTTCGTAGGACAGACTATGTAACTAATAGTGAGAACCATCTTAATCTTACAGCAGAGTATTATGAGGCAGCACTAAAACAATTTGATGATGATAGAAATGTGATTGTTTTTTCTGATGATCCTAAATGGTGTTTAGAACAAGAGGTATTTTCTGGTGATAGGTTTATTGTTTCAGAGAATGATGATAATAGAGTAGACCTATGTTTAATGTCTCTTTGTGATGACTTCATTATTGCTAACTCATCATACTCTTGGTGGGGTGCATGGTTATCTACTAATAAGGATAAGAAAGTTATTGCTCCTGTTAATTGGTTTGGTTCTAAAGGTTATACAAAGGACCATGATACTAAAGATATAATTCCTGAAGATTGGATTAGAATTCCTGATGGACAAGAATAAGGCTGCCTTTAAACTCAAAGGACTCCCTCACATCTATTGGTTAAATCTAGATGGTGATGTGGAACGACGGGAGTATATGGAGAACCAGTTTAAGTACTGGGAGATTGAGAATCATACTCGCATTGCTGGGTATGATGGTAGAGAAGATGATGTATCAGATAATCTTAAGGGAAGGATACCTGATAATGTAAGTCAAGGTGAGTTGGGATGTTGTATGTCCCATCTTAAGGCTCTTAAAGAGTTCTATGAGAATACTGATGATGAGTATTGTATCATTGCAGAGGATGATGTAAATCTTGATATAGCACACTACTGGAATTTTAAATGGACTGAATTCTTTTCACTCCTTCCTTATGATTGGGACTGTGTACAGATGACAGTCATTAGTACCGGAGATATACATGTTAAATTACATCTGAAGTTCATTAATGATTTCTCTGCTGCATTTTATTTGATTACTCGTCATCATGCTGGTAAGGTTTTAAAGAATCATGTGCGTGGTAAGAAGTGGAAGTTAGATAATGGAGTTAAACCAAGAGCAGTCTCTGAGGATACTATTCTGGAGACCGGTAAGACCTATACTATACCTATTTTTCTTTACAATTTGGACTTTACTTCTTCAATTCATCAAGAGCATATAGGTGTCTTTCATAAGGGACCTCATGATGCTTTGCTTAATTATTGGCAACAGGCTGGTGCTCAATGGGACCTTAAAGAACAGATGAATTTTGATCCATATCTAGGAAGAGTGACTGAGAATAGTGCTGCTCAAGACCAACAACAGCAGGACCAAAGTTAGGATTTGAAGACGTAAGTAGAAATACTTGACCAGGAAACCGCCTTATAGTATACTTAAACTGTCACACTATCTAATGTGACAGTTATATAAATAACTTTACATAACAAAGGACTCGAAAGATCGTAACCCTGCGTAATGTTAGGAACCCAGTCGAGGGTTCTATCATCCGCGGGCTTTTTTAATGCTTGCGAGACACTTCTAAGAAAAATGAATTTCAAATCAACAATCGCAGCTCTTGCTGCATCTCCATTCCTACTGTCAACAGCTGCTTTTGCTGGTCCTTACGTCAACGTAGAGGCTAATGCATCGTATCCTGATGGCGAGTATACAACCGCTACTACTGACCTTCATGTCGGATTCGATGGTGGAACAGAAGATGGTAAGGTTGCTTACTATATTCAGGGTGGTCCTGGATTCGTTCACACTGACTCAACTGACGACACCGTAACTGAGATTTCAGGTAAGGTTGGAGTTTCCGTTGCTGTTGCTGAGTCTGCTGATGTTTACGGAGAAATCTCCGGTATCACTGGAGAAGATTCTTCTGGTGACGACATCATCGACTTCGGTGGTAAGGTTGGTGTTAAGTACACCTTCTGATCTGATCAGTAAAACCATATAACTACAAGAGGACCTTTACGGTCCTCTTTTTTTTGTGCTAAAATACTATCATGAAAAAGACTACGGAAGTATTAGGACATCCTCTTTGGTTAATGCCAGTGATGTTATTGGGAATGTTTGCTTTTATAGAGGGTCTTCACACGGCTGCTCATTTACATATGCAGATAGATGCGAATGCATACTGTAGAAATAATGCTGAATGGGTGGAGATGAACACAAATGATGATGAAGACTGGTGATGTCTAAATAATATAGTTTTGTCAAGAAATAAAATGACCGCGCTGATTGATCCTCAAAAATTTAGTGAGACTGTGACCGAATTGAGGTCATTTTTTTTGTCTAAAAATTTTCTGGAAGTCCATACACAGAATCGCTTAAGTATCCTTGCTGCCTGTGAAGATCCAGAAACCGTAGCAACATACAATTACAATGGTAATATTTGGCCACTACCACAGACCGGACAAATGTGGTTGGAATATGAACTCCTTTCTAAACCTTCAGTAGAAGGTTTTTTTTGTGTCTCAACTTCATATAGAGCAGAACCTAATCCAGTAGAAGGAAGACATGAAACTATCTTCCCAATGTTTGAGTTTGAGATGAAAGGAGATGTTCATGAATTAAAAGTTATGGAAATAGAATTGTGTGAATGGTTAGGAATACCATTAGATACAGTTAAAATTAAAAAATATAATGATTGGGCAGACCAATACAAGGTACGTGAGTTAGATCACGGTCATGAGGCAGCAATAAGAAGAGGTATGATTACTGATTTCCCTGAATGGACATCACCTTTCTGGAATATGGGAAGGAATGGTGACGGAACTAGTAAAAAGATTGATGTTATCTTAGGTGGTATGGAAACTATCGGTAGTGCTGAAAGGAGTACCGACAAGGACCAGATGAGAGACACCTTCCATACGATTTCTGATGGAGGTTATGCTCAGTTGTTATATGATAAGTTTGGAAAGGAAAGGGTGGAGAAAGAACTAGATGAGTTCCTCTCCTTTGATTTCTTCCCTAGAAGTGGAGGAGGCATTGGTATGCAACGCCTAATGACAGCCCTTTCATAGGGCATCATTGTGAGGTGACGAAACTGGTAAACGTGTCAGTCTGTTTAACTGATGTTCTTCGCGGGACTTGTAGGTTCGACTCCTACCCTCACAGTTTAAAAACCTATTTAGAATAATGTTAGGGAATAGGTATATATTCCTATTCTGATAAAAGTCTTAACAAAACTAAATAATTATTCGGATTACTTATTTCAATGGGCGATTTAGTCTACGCAACAGAATCAGTTTCACTAATTTGGGCATTATTATTTCCTTTCTTTCCAGTACTTATTGTATTGGGATTTTACTTTGCTGCTGGTGGTGGATTTAATGATGATGACGATGATGATTCCCAAGGTGGAAAAGGTATACGGGTAATGCAACCTCAACCTGTTCCTGTTCCTTCCGGTGCATAATGTATCAATTAGCTTTCTTATCTACTATTGCTACCTATCTTTACTTCAATGGCGCTCAGTACGTTTTTAACTAGTGTGTTTATATCTACACCTCCTGGTGCTAGAGACTTGCTAGAATTCAGCTTTTTTGTTAGTATCGGGATAACTGCAGGGTCTTTGGGACTCCTGTAGAATAAATATAAAATAAAGCAAATGACTAGTACCTATTCAGCTAGCGAATTAAAAGTTGGAGCAGAGTGGAGATATTCAGAACCGCACATGAAGTTGCGGCAAGAAGCATTAATTATATTGATGAAGGAATTTGGAAATGATAGTCCTTATACAGATTATCCTAATAGACAAATATATGAATGTGCCAATGAGTGGATAGAGAAGGGTCATAAAACAACATCAGGGCTTGTCAGTTATTTTAAAGCATACTATACTCCATAAATAGACTACTTGTTTAAATAAAATGCAGAAAATTGTCAACATCGTTGCTGTTGCGTCTGGCGTTGTATCTCTTGCCGTTGTTGGCAGTGGGTTATATGTATACGTCAATCGCGGTGCCATCGTTGATGGAGTTAAATCACAGGTTATGGAAGCAGTTACTGGATCTCTTGGAGGTCTTGGGGGTGGTTTAACACCTGAACTTCCTACTGGTACCAATGATCTTTATACTCCGGATTCTCCTCAATTGGGTAATGGCCCAGTAGAACTTGGTGGTGGTGGTGAGATATCAGGTTCTTTCTAAATAGAATGAGTTAGTTCTTATTCTAATGCCAGATGAAGTAAAGGAAGAAGAGAAGAAAGAGGAAAAGAAGAAAGGTGTCTTCGGTAAAATAAAGGAGAATATTCTCCCTGATGCCTCAGAACAAGCAGCAATCATTAGTACATTTGTGCGTATGGGTGTTCTTGTGTGGTCCGGCGGAATTTTGACTTTAAATTACGTTGCCATACCTGGCGTTCCTCAGCAGAAAATTGATCCGACATTTATAGCTTCGGTTTTTACAGGAGTTTTAGCTAGCTTCGGAATTCAGACAGCATCTAAGAAAGGTGATGGTACTATGAAGATGGATGCTGCTGCTAAGGCTGCTGCTAATGGTGGTGGTGGTGGAACAGTTCAGACAATTAGAATTGAACAACTTCCATTAAAGATTATTGCTGCTGATATTCCTGGAAGTATTGATCCAAAGAACGATCCCCCTAAACCTACTGTATGATAATGCCCATCCCTAATGATGAATGGTTTGAAAACCCCCTAGATAAGATGCCTATTGCGACTGATAAATCCGGTGATAACTATGCTTCACGTCATAAGTCAACACCGGATAGTGAGAGAGGTGCCGAAGAAGTTGTGAGTATGCATGAGAAAATGTATAGGATGGCAACAAAGAATGGTACTACTATTACTATGGGTGGGTCAGAAAATCTGAGTGGTGAACCTGACAAATAGAATTTACTATACGAGATAATTGTTATGAATAGACCAACGAATGAACCATTATATCAAGGAATGAATGGTAAGAATCCTAAACCTAAGAAACCGTGGATTGCAATTAGTTTAGGAGCTCTAGTAGGAATTTCACATATTGGTATGATTGGGATGCTTGCTACTCGTAATCAATTCCCAGCAGTTAACCTTCCTGTCAGTGAATATACTTCTTATAGTGTGAGAGCAGGTAAGGATGGTTATGCTATTAACTATCGTGCTAATGATCCCTTAATAATGGGGGTAAGGAAGAACGTCGAAAGACCTGCGGGGTTTCTTGGGTTCGGTAGATCCAAAACTTACTACGAAGAACAATACACGATGGATGGGTCTCGCCACCTGGAGGGTAGGGAGCAGGGAAACCTCAGTGCCGCCCAAGTCGAGTGTATCAAGGCGGCAGGTGGAGGAGAATCAACGGGAAAGATTGTGGGCGGTAGCATCGGTGCCGGTGTTGCTTCTACTGGTCTCGCCTCTGTTCCTTATGTGGGTTGGGTGCTCGCTGGTGCTGCTACTATGCTTGGTATGGAACAAGGAGGAGAAATAGGTGGTCAGATGGCAATGGACTTTGCTGGATGTGAGGATGTATGAGGAAAGTTTTTAAGTGGATTAAAAGGTGGCTAGATATAAGAGACCCTCAACCCTGGAAAGATGAATAAGATTAAAGGAGCATTCGACAAAGTAGTTGAATGGGATAAGTCAATCATTAAAAAGTGTCAAGATAAGTTTGGATGGACTGATTATCAAGTAGTTGTCATTTCATTTGCTAAAGGATTTGTAATTGGTGCTTTGATTCTCTAACAGAGTTTTGAAACACACATAATAATAGTTAATATTACCTATAAGCAAAATAAATACTATTATCATATGCGAGCCCACGGCTACCAGTTGTGTCTCATTACACCGTTCAGTATTTAGATCAATCTAGGCATCATCAGAGCATTTGCGAATATGCAGAGGATTCCTGGCAAGCAAGAAGTCAAGCAGTTAACGACGTACCATATCTACACGATCATCCTAATGCGATAGATTGTATTTTGGCAGAAGGAAATTTATTCTCTGCTGTACGATGATATTCCTGATTAAATTCCTAGTCTGGGGTTCAATCACATCATTTTTATTCCAACTTTCTTTAACAGCATACTAATGGAAGAAGTTCCATCGGTTGTCTGGAGTGTTATTTACTTTATGCTTATTGGGTTGACAGGGACAGGGTATGCGGTATACTATATACTGAGACAAGCATATCTTGAAATGCGTGATGAGCGACAAGACATTGGAGGATCTGAAGGTTGATGCACACATTGCTGTGCTTCATACTAAAGTAGATTCCCTTATAGAAAAACAAAAAGAACTTACTCATCGTGTTCGTGCGAATGAGAAGGTAGTTGCTGCTATTGGTCTGCTTGGATCAATAGCACTTGCTTTTATTGGTGCAGGTTATTTTGCAGCACC